GGCTCGATGTCGCCAAGTTTGGCGCTTTGTTTGGCTCGGAGGTAAAGCTCAGCCAACCTACCCCAGCTCATCGCGCAAAGGGCGTTCCAATGGAAGCCTACGTTTTCGGGCGAGGCGCTTGGATTCTGTCGAACGTAACAACCAGCTTGGTTGAGCCGTTTTCTGGTCCGGTCATCATCCGGGAATTCGGCTTGGCAGGCGGAACACAACATGACCGTCGAAGCCCTGACCGCTGCGTAATCCCAGCCTTGTTCGGTCCTCGCATCTGCTGACCACTTGATTTGATCCCACTGGTATGGCTGGCGGGCCTGGCATTCCGGGCAAGCGAAAGTCCATTCGCGCTGATCGGTCATCTGGTGCCGTTTGGTCATGTCGTCATCGGCGTGACCGCCTTGAGACATGAACAAGCATTTGCCCAGCCATCCGAACGCGGTCACCCGCGCTTCCGCCTCGGCCATATGGCCCGTTGGCCATCTCCAACACTCGTCGCCAATGAGCCACCTAATTGACCTTCGCTGAAGGTTTGTTTTGTTGTGAGCACCCAACACCCACAAGGTCATGCCGTTTGTGAACTGCTTGATGGCCGTTTTGTTAAGGTGTCTGTTAGGCGGAAAAAGCGACGTTACTGCCTGGCATTCGCCAAAAAGCAAACCCATTCGGCTTTCCGCCTGGTCGCGGGCGTCCTCGTCGGTCTGATCCAGCCAGAGCGTAGGACCGGGCAGGTTCGCGATGATGTAGCAAAGCCCGACCTCGGCGACTGTTGTTTTGCTGGATTGGACCGAGGCCAGCAAGGTGATGACTCGAACGGTCGGATCGACGAGAGCTTCGAGCGGTTCCTTCAGCCAAGGCGAGTTGTCAGAGCGGAAGCGACCCGGAATCGGCGAATACGGGATGCCGCGAATGTTGTCCTCGGCCCATGCCCACGGAGGTCGGCGGTCCGGCGGACGCCAGGCTTCACGCCAGATCTGTTGGAGCCTCGGATTCATGGAGAATTGTTAGGACTTCATCGATCGCCTTACGGGCCTCGGCCTGGATCTCGGCGGCTTGCATCCCAGCTAGAATCGGCGGAAGCTCGGACTCAAATTTGTTGCGGAGAAGGCTCACGGCCTTGCCTGCCCTCGTCGTCCACTCGCGGGCCACTTCATCGATTTGGACGTATTCGCCACGACGGATCGCAACTTTCAGTTCTCGCTCTTCGACTTCGGCCAACAGCTTCCGGGCCTTTAGTTCTTCAGAATCTTGCGGACCGGATTGTTGCGCCTGGTCCTTGGTCGCCATGAATTCCTGCCACTCGGAGATGAGTAGCCTCCCATCCGGTCGAGGCGCTGGGCATCCTATGAGTTTCCGCCACGCCTGGAGGGTTCGGCGGTGGACGCCTAGCACGTTAGCCAGCTCAACGTAATTTTTGGCGAACCCGACAGGCACCGGATCAGCCGGAGCGGTCGGCTCCTCACCCTGATCGTCAGCCAGTTGGCGGAGCATCTCGCGTTCAGCTTTGGTCAGGCGTTTTCCGTCCGCCACCCGACGCTGTAGCTCGTCAAGATCCTGTTCTAGGACCGCCTTGGCTAGCTCTGGTGTTCGTTTCTTCACTGGTCTGGTGTTCGGATATTCGTTGCGCAACGAGGATCCGAACATGAAGCGGTTTCTACGGGCTTTCTTGCGCGTTGCAGGGAGTTGATTGTTCCTGGACGAGTCAACGGAAGAGTGTCTGGCCAATCGCCTAACTGACTGCTCAATTCGTCGCCTTTTTGCATAACTGCTTGTTTTTTTCTCCGTCAGGATGCACAACCGGGTAGCGCAACGAGAGTTACACCGTGCCGAGGTTGAAAATTCTGCCCGCTTTTCGCAACTCGTCGAAAATGTCGGCCTCAACATCGCCGTCATGCTCTCTTGGTCTGCTGAACGTGCCTGTGAGCCAGTAGTGATGTTGCCTTGAGCGATCCTTCGCAAAGTGATCGAATCCAGCTAAGACTAGTCGATCCACGCCAACTATATTGAGGAGGAAGGTAGCCATTAACAGACCGGAAGACGGCAGGAAGACGCCAACATCTCGACGATAGCCAGACCTTACAAGCGCCCGCTCCTGAATCATTCGGCGGATTTCGTTGTAGTGTCTTGCAGGCACTTTGTAGACCTCGCTTGCGCTTGGATCAGCGTTGGTCTGTTCGTGCGGGAGCAGGATTCTAGGGTGCTGGGCTTTTTTGGAAATCGGAGCAAAACATGACCAGAGCGTCGTTTTGCTGCCTGTATGTAGTTCGAATCCGGCGGTCACAAAATCGTTGAACCTGACAACTTCCTCGAACTCATCAATCTGCTCGCCCAGTTCCTCGGCAAGAATGGAAGGCCCGTTGCCCACCAGAACGACCTTGGCATCTTTCGCAATTCGTAACGGCCTGATCCAGCGGCCATGAATGAATCGACCTTCGATTTTGATTTCGACCGCTCCGGCCCGCATGAGCCTGTCGATCCACCAGCCTTCCGGTCTGACCGTTGGGTGCAGGGTTTGACCTTGCCAGCGATTTTTGCTGTCGACGTAGGAAATCGAAACGCAGAACCTTTCCGCGATCCGCGACCACTCGGAAAGGGTCTTATCTACGTCCTCCGGCGGAAGATGCTCAAGAACGTCGAACGCGGTCACCACGTCGAAACTTTTGTCAGGAGCCGGGATTTCATGCGCCCAGCAAATCAGATCTGCCGAGGTGCACGCGAAGTCGGCTCCTATTACGCTTGCCTCCGGAAGCGACTGCCGGAGTCGCTGGGCGAATTCGTTGTGCCCGCATCCAACATCGATGACCCTTTTCGGCTGCCATCGAGCGACGATAGGAACCGCCCTCGCACCGTGGCATGTGTGGCCGTATTGCGAAAAATCGACCGAGCCATAGATACCTTGGTATTTTTCCAGTTCGGTCATGCTCAGCATCCAGTCGTGGCTCCCAGTTGCCCGCTTGTTGCCTGCCAGAAATTTGTTCCATCCGAGTAGTAACCATCAGGTGCCGCGGTTGTTCCGCCGGAGTCCGTGTAGACCATCGTCAATTCGGCCAGAATTGAGGAGTTAGCGTAATACGTTGTGGCCGATCCAGGCATGGCGCATGCGCCAGATCCGCTAGTTGCCGAGTAATACAACGAGTGGCTGTAGAGCGTAGGCGGTGGCGAAGAGCTAGGCGGTGCCGAGGACGACGGAGGCGGAGTCGAGGATGGAGGTGGACTTGAACTGGGCGGCGGAGTCGAAGACGGCGGCGGAGTCGAACTCGGAGGAGCCGAGGAAGACGGCGGCGGAGTCGAAGAGGGCGGAGGCGAAGACGACGGCGGAGGCGAGCTTGAAGGAGGCGCTGACGAGCTAGGAGGCGGCGATGAACTCGGAGGCGCCGAGGACGACGGAGGCAAAGTCGAGCTTGGAGGCGGAGTCGAGCTTGGCGCAACTCCGCATTCAACGTGCGGCACAAATGGGAAGAGCGTCAGAACCCGTCCCTCGCTTGAGAATGCCTCAAAATAGAGCGGAGCTACACTCGTCGATCCGTTAATGAAGGTCTGCCCAACAGGACCGTCGAATGTCCGAGTGAAAAACGAGCCTTCCTCCGCAAAATTAACAACCTGCGACCCGCTGGTCCGAACGATCGTTTCGGACCAGATGCTTTCCTCTGTGATGTCCCCGCCAACGAATCTGTGCCAGTAAAGGTTCAGGGTATATGATGCGCCCTCGATTCCTCCATCGAGCGTAACGAACGGCGGGAGTTCGGATCCCTCGTTTCGATAAAACGTTGCGCTATACGGGTAGGTGATCGGCAGTTCATCGACGCAGGCCCGAGCCATTGTTATGACCGCAGAGAGCGGAGCAGGCGGAGGCGGAGGAGTCGGCGGAGGCACCAAGGGCTCGTAAGGACGTCCGCGATCCCGCCTCGGCGACCAAACAACTGAAGGCCAGCTTGCCTTTGGCAGTGCAGGCGCGGGCGGAAACGAAGGCCGCGAAAACTTAATTGCGACCCGGCGACCTGAAATCTTTGGCGGCTTGATCATTTCTTGATCGAATCAATCGTTGGAAGGTTGCATCCGAGGCCAAGAGGATCAGCGGAATCAGGCAAGCCGTCATATGGGCGAACGGTCATCAACTCTTTCATGTCAGGCTCCTTTCCTAGAAGCTCGCAATCGACTGGAAGCGTCGTCCAGTCCCAGCTTAGTAGGTCATCAGCGTCGTAATCGGTTGACTGAACTGGCCTGTTATCTTCGCCCGTTTCGACTTGGACGACAACGCCACCACGCCATATCCACCACCGATCCGTCCAGCCGAGCCGGCGCACGGCATGACCTGCCCTCATGACCCGGAGAGCGTAAGGAAAATGGAGCTTCGGAGGAATCGTCATGCCAGATCGCGGTGAAGAACGAGCCAGAAATTGAGCGATGAGCGGCTCGCTGTCCGGGTCAGCTCTTCTCCGAGGTCAACAGTATACTCGGCCCTGATTTCTGCCAACATACTAACAGTTGTTCCGTCGTCATCCTCGTAGTCGTAAAGGGCGGTATCAAGCGCAGCAGCGGTTAGATCAACCCAAATGACGTAGCGAGCGGTTTCGCCGGATCCGACCTGGAGGATGGTGTCGTCGTTGGCTGCCTGCAAAGCAACGGGAGGCTCCGGCTCGTTGATTTTTCCGGCAATCTGAAGTTCGGTGATGGGAAGCTCAACGATTTGTTCGCGCCTGACAAATTGGACCGAAAGTGGGAATTGGTCATTGGCTTTGGCATGGACAACAGCCAGGCCATCGTCGGAAACTTGATCTAGTCCGCGAAACGCAACGGCACCGGAGTCCAAATCAAAAACGCAATGGATGGCTCCGTCGATTTCGACTTCCGGGTATTCGACGCCGAACGTCAGCCGGACCGCATCCGAAACTCCATCCTCGTTTTCGGCGGTCAATTGCGCCACCCAGATCGAGCCTTGGGCTTCGGTCGAAACGACGCCGGAGATGAGGCCGGTATCTTCGTCGATGGAAACTCCGGTGGGCAAACTTCCGCTGGCGATCGCCCACGAATCTGCGGATGTCGAAGCAGCAGTCAGGGCGGGCTGAAAAGCGTAGTATCGTCCGCGTTGCCAGGCGAGAACGGAGGTTGTCGGGTCGATAATAGGAGCGGGCATATGCTAGTCGGCCAAAAGTGTCAACTGAGGGATCGGGTCGGCGGAACCTTTGGTGGCTAGCCACCAACTGGCGTCGTGGTCCCGATAGTAGTCGCTCAAAACAACCGGGATCTTCGCATCCCTCAAAACACGGGCTTGGGTGATGCCGCCGCCGTAAACGTAGTAAAGGATCTGGTCAGTCCCTGCATGTTCGGATGCCCGATAGAACAGCGAAACGGTCGCCTCGGGATCCTCGGCGCTTCCTCGGGTTGCGTAAGCTCGCCAACCTCTCGGGATGCCCATCCAATTGTGCGCTTGGTATTTTGCGCCAACATACAAGTCCGCGATGATATCGATTCCTTGATCCTGCCACCATCGAGCAACCCACCTTTTTCGGTAGAGGTTGTTCCAGCCGACCGGGAAAGGCATGGAGTCGAGAGCCGAGAAATTAGGCTCGACGCAGACTTTTGCTCCGGTCGCGACAACGTCTTGCGGGTGCGTCCAAAGTCGCGAAAAACGGTAGTCGTCAGTGTAAAAATGCCACGAATTGACATTGCGTTGATCCCGCCGCCTGACCGTGCCCCAGCAGGCCATCGGAGCAACGATAGCCGAGGCCTGGCGATCAAGTCGAAGCGTCGGAAGTTCGAGCGGGTTGTCGGTCGGGAAGACGAGGTCGAGTGGCGCTGTCGGTTGACTCGGTTGACTCGGCGGATCGGTAGTCATGAAGCGGAACGAAACTTCGGGCGTAGGTTTGCCCGGGCGGGAGGTTGTCAACCCGCCCGCGCCGGATGTTGTTCTGCCGCCGGGCCCTCCGGGAGGGCCTCCGCCCGCGCCTCCCGGCCCGCCCACGCCTCCTCGCCCAAATCCGCAGGACCTTGCGAACGCAAGACTGCTTTACGACGATTGGCAGTCTGCGCGAAGGGCATCGATCCGAGCCGAGGCGGAAATGATCTTGGCTCAGCGGGCCATCGATGGAACAAAAAAGCCGACGATGGAAATGTTCCAAGAATCGATGCGAGCGATTCGCATGTTTTCAGCGCGGGAAAACGTCGCGCAGGAAAAACGCGAACGACTCCTCAACTACCTCGTTGATCGAAATCTGAAGTTCGGGGACTTATAACGGGCGGCTTCGTCCTGTCGCCGGAATCCATTCGGCGGACCGACGACGGCACCAGTCGCGGACTCGATCGCCGCCGCCATAGACGGCAAAGACCAGTTCCGAGGGATCATCGACTTCGGCGTGCGCCATTGCCAGCATGTGCTCGCTTTCGAGATCAACGATCCGAGTTTCGGCGGCTCGGGTCGCATACGCCTTCCATCCGGCTGGAACGCCAATGAGGTTCGTCACCTGGAATTTCGCCGGAACATGCAGATCGACGAGAATCCGGCGGCCTTGACTTTGCCAGTAACGGCTGATCCACCGTTTCCAGCCGATCTCATGGAGTCCGAGCCAATGTGGCGTCGAATCGCCAAGGCTGAAATTCGGCTCAACGAGCGTGGGCGCGGGTGTTTTCATGGGAAGGTCCGGCTCGCGCTTGAGAGCCGAAAAATACTTGTCCGCGACGTAGAAGTGCCACGTCCCTCGGAACTCTTTCTGGCGGGAAATTCGCCAGTGTTTGCTTTCTCCACCCCACGGGAGGAATGGCTGGTCGATGGCGTCAGCCTGAAGAGCAAGGCGGAGGGTTGGAACCTCCGCCAGGTTGTCGGTCGGCCAGATTGCGTTTGGGACGCTCATGGGACTGGAAACCATTTGCGGTCTTCCCGGCGAACCAATCCCTCGGTCTCCAGCTCTCGGAGGATTTCTCCGAGTCTGAGTGCGGCCTCGACTTGGCCGATTTTTCTCCAGGGCCGAATAGCCCGGAACCAACCATAAGCCAAATCTCCGGTCGTGTGCCCGGGTTTGCGCCCGACGAGGGCGATAGCCTCCCTTCGCAGGATGTCCCGGACCAGCTTCTGCTGGGCGCTTTGGAGGATCCGTTTCATTTGGTTTTGATTAAGTACAGCCCCTCGGTTTCGTGCTGATTATCCTCCGTGTCGCAAACCTCCCAGCCTGCCGGAATTTTGCAATTTTCGGCAGACTCATCTTTGGAAAAAACGGCCCAAGCCAATTCGTCGCCCCCGTCCTCTTCCTCCTCGAACCAAGTGTGCTCAAACCAAGTGTGCTTAATTTTCATGCTGCCACCGCCTTTCTGGCGAGTTGTTGGCGGGCTCCGGCAAGGCTCGTTGTTGAGAAAGCGATCTGATCGCCTTCGACGGCAAGGTAGCCGTTTTCGGCGACCAATTGTTTGTTGCTAACCCGCACCCAAGTGCAGCGCCCGTCTTCGTCCAGGGCGACGACGACCTTGCCCAGGCGTTTGCTGGCCTGGACGACCTCTCGGGTCAGGAGGTGAATGCGCCGGGCATCAATGCTGACGGTGTGAACTGCGTCTGTTTTGCTGTAGGGACAGGAACGAGAATACTTGTCTCCGTAGCTGGTCTTGGTCCAGGCTCCGGCGAAGGACTGCCACTCGACCGCCGTTTCCGTTTGGCCGGAATATTGGCCACCAAGTTCGGCGGCCCAGTTGGCTGCGTCGATGGCCAGCTTGATCTGGCCTTCAGCGAAGTCCCGTCTGGCCTTTGGAAGTTTCTTCCATTCACCCTCTTTTGCCAGCATCACGTCGAGAGCAATTTGCGCCTCCCTGACTGATGAGTTGAGGGCCTCTTGGAGGCCTCCTGCGCTGGTTCGCTCGATGCAGCGTTGGAGTGATGTTTGGGCGTTTTCGGTTGCCTCTTCGGAAGCGATCCGAGCCGTAGTGAGTTCTGCCCGCTTGAGGCAGTCCGATTGCTTGGTCTTGTTCGTAGTCACGCCGGAAGATTGCGTAAATTTTTCGGGCGCGCAACAAGGAATTGCATTTTTTGGTTTTTCGTTGCAAAAAGCGGAAATCGCCCTCTTTTGCCAGCATGACTATTGACTTGCATGAATGGAGCGAAATTTCGGCGGAAGGCTACTTGCTGCTGAGGAAGCTATTGGGCAGCCAAGGCGAAGTTGCCCAATTGCTGGGCTTGACGACCGCAACCATCTGCCTTCGGGAGCGCGGGAAAATTCAGATCAAGAGAGAGGCCTGGCTCGCCATCGTCGCCCTTTGCCGCGAGATGCTGGATCCGGCCAGCATGTCGACGATGGAGTCGCCGGATGATTCGGCGATGATCTGAGCAGCTTAGCGAAAGTTGGATGAACGGGCGGATCCGAAAAAGGTCCGCCCGTTACATTTTGATCGCA